CCATTCCAGTATGCAACTCAGAACCGAATGGTTACTGCGGTTGACTATGCATCATTGGTACTACGAAACTTCTCTACCTTGATCAAGGACATCCAGTCCTTTGGTGGTGAGGATGCACTTGAACCAGAGTTTGGTACAGTGTTCTTGTCGATTCTATTCAATGCAGATGTAGATGCTGTAACCGAACAGGTTACAAAGGATTCTATCCAAGACCTCGCAAAACAATTATCGGTTGCATCTTTCAGACTCAAGTTTACTGATCCTGTCAAGACTTTCGTGGGAACAAATACATTCTTCCAGTTCAACCCAAGTCTGACCACACTATCTGAGAATAGTATTAAGGATACTGTGAACAATACAATTAAACAGTATTTTGCAGATAACACTGGTAAGTTCGGACAGTCATATAGACGATCTAATATGTTATCATTGGTCGATGATGTAAGTCCTGCCATTCTATCTTCTCGTTCAGAGACATTTGTCCAGAGACGATTTACTCCTATTTTGACCAAGTTGGAAGATCAGACATTGCGGTTTGCTGTTGAACTGGCAACTCCCGATGATGTAAATCATATTATTACCTCTTCATCGTTTATGTTCAACAATAAGATTTGTATATTGAGAAATAAGTTAGGTTCAAATAAACTAGAAATATTCAATAACGAAGATTCGGTAGTTGTTGTGGACAATGTTGGTTCGTATACTGGGGACACTGTTTCTATTGTGGGTCTACAGATAGATAACTTTGTTGGTGCGGATAGTTATATTAAGATAACTGCGATACCCGCCAACGAGAGTGCTTTATCACCACTACGATCAGATATTGTAGAGATAGACCCATCTGCGACAATCATCACTGTCGTTAAACTTGAGAGTGGAGTTACCAACTAATGTCCAAGAAGGATGCTACACTAACAGACATTGGTCGAAGAGAACTTGGGAACTTCACTACTCATACGGTAGATCAAGTCTTACCATCTTTCTTCCAAGAAGAGTATCCTAAACTTGTTAGTCTGTTAAAACATTACTATGACTTTGAGCATACTGATGATTCTCCAGCACAGATGATTCACGACTTATTTTTAAATCGAGACATCACGCAGACAGACTTAGAATTATTATCATTCATCGAAACCGAACTTCTGTTAGGACAATCATTCTTTGAAGGATTCTCTGATAAACGTGCCGCTGCAAAATACTCTAATCAGTTGTATCGTGCAAAGGGAACTAAGTATTCGATTCAACAGTTTTTTAGAATCTTCTTTGGAGTTGACCCCGATGTGGTTTATACCAAAGAAAATGTATTTAAGGTCGGGGAAGAGAAATCTACTATTGGTCTAGAGAATCAGAAATATCTTACCAATGATAAACTATATCAGACATTCGCTCTACTTGTCAAAACGGACATTTCGTCTACTGAATGGAGAGAACCCTATAAGTTGTTTGCCCATCCAGCGGGAATGTACATTGGATCGGAAGTTCAGATTGTATCGGCAGTAGAAGATGCACTGTCTGCACCATTGGTTGTAATAGAACCACCACCACCTCTTGCGGTTCACTCAACTGCATCGTTTGGGGACTTTGGAAATACAGATATGACTGCACTTGTAGATGATGAATTAATAGATTCAGCGGGAGTTCTGAGTAGAATTAGACCAGAACTTATTTCACTAGATACTCTGTCATTAGAACAGATAGAAACAATCGATAATCAGTACTCGTCACTTAGAGAGGCACAGATTGCAGGTTCACCAACATTCGATGATTCGGATGAAGTTGGAACTAATGGTATGGACTTGAGTAATGCATTCTCGTTCGAGACAATTGACCAAGAACAACATCAATTTTGGAGTGCTGACTCCGATCAATATGTGAAAAGTTTCACATTATAACTAATAAACTCTTATAAATAGTATGAACAACAGGACTATAAAATGGCACGACAGACATTAAACAGAGGCACAGTAGCAAACGATGGTACGGGTGATACCCTACGAACTGCCGCCCAGAAGATAAACGAAAACTTCAGTGAACTATACACTGCCATTGGTGGTGATAGTGCGACTGCGACAGTAAGATTAACTGCTCTAGGTGCTGTGTTTGAAGGTCAGGCGGCAGACGATCATGAAACTACCCTTATTGCGGTAGAACCTACTGCGGATAATAATGTGTACCTCCCTAATGATGGTGGAACACTGATTCTAGATTCTTGCGCTCAGACATTGTCCAACAAGACTATTCTTGTTCCCACAATGACAACACCGAAGATACGAGACGCTGATGCGAGTCATACCTACAATATAACAGTGGGTAACATTACACAAAATCGTAATATTGCACTACCCGCATTATCTGTCAGTGACACATTCGTATTTGAGAATCATACTCAAACGTTGACCAATAAGACGTTCGATGCACCGACAATGAATAATCCACAACTTGGTGGTATGACTTCTGGTGCAAGTATCTTAGATAGTGCTAGTAATACTAGAATCAAATTTTCTACAACTTCAAGTGCGGTTAACTATGTCAATATAACTAACAACGCAGCAGGTAGTAACCCATCTGTAGATGTAGAGGGTACTGATGCTAATATATCTCTTGAACTATCTGCAAAGGGCACAGGTGCAATTGAGATAATGAATAAGTTAGTTCTCGAAAAAGGAACTGACGTTGCTGCAACTGAAGCAATAGATTTAACTGAACCCCTAACAATTTTCAACTCAGGTAGTACCATTAGTCCAACAATTGGAGATGGAACAATCCAAGGTGAAGTACAATACTTCTCTAATATCGGAGCAGGTCAAGTTAATTTACAAGCAGGGTCTTCCTCCAATATATTTGGTGTCAACGACAATAAACAGGTTGAGTTTAGTCAGGGAGATGGTTGTATCTTAG